TCAAACCCCAATTGAAATCCATACGGCTTGCGGGGATGTAACTTGTTCGTTCAAGGAACAATTAATGCGAGCAGTACTAAGAGAGTCAATTTTAACCGCCAATTCATTCGTGATATTACTGGACATGGTTAAAAACGTTGCTACCATGATATACCTATCGGGATACTTCAGTGGTAAGACGAAATACTTATTGCAGTCAGCTGTTCCCCACTGTAAATATCCCAAGATAAAGTAGCAGGCTATTAATGTTTGGTCTTGATGGCTGCTTGCTATTTTCACCGTCAATATTCCTTGTCCCAGGTTACAGCACTCTGCTTTTTCATCTACCACGTTTTCGGCATCTGTTAAAATATTGGCAACTGCAAATAAGGCTGAGTTTTTAAACTGTATGGGCAGGTTTGTGTTAACCTGTACTTCGTATCCTTTTACGCCATCCCAAATAAAATAATCGTTAGGCGTCCCCGATACTCTTCCCCACTGTTTAGATACCGATAATAAGGGCACGGATTGTTTGACCTCCTTGTTTAATCGTGCCGCCATTTAACACCCATTTGGATAAAATGTTTGCCTGGGTGTTCGATGCGGTTTCAATATCACAACCTGCTATAGCAATCCCGTTCGATGTATTCCATCCGGCTGGATCACCTTCGGTTGTGATGATTGCCCAGGGCTTACTAGACAGTGCAATCGGATAGGTGATAGTAGATAATCCATTTGGATTGTAAAATAATCCCCACTGTTTACTTACATATAGCT